GTTTATCTTGTGAGAAAGTACTTCGGTGCTTTCACACTTTGGTTTGCCAAAAACAATGTTGACAATGGTTGCGCTGTTGGAACCAATCCATATTCTTTGGATTGGGAAAAATTGGCGGCGAAGATGCTGGAGAAAGCTGGTAGTCCTGAGGAGTTGGCCTGTGGAGCAGGCGACTACTCAAAATTTGATGGTTCCGAAAAAGCCCGAATTCATTGGGCTATTTTGGAAATTATTCAAAAATTTTACACACAAAACGTCCGTGACATGACGCCCGAAGAAGTTAAACAGCTTATACAGGATTGTCGTGTTCGCCATGTTTTATGGCTTGAGGTCGTTAATTCAATTCACCTTGTCCGAGGTATATTGATGATGTGGTGCAACTCTTTGCCTTCTGGTCATCCTCTGACCACGGTTATCAATAATATGTATAACCATATTGCCATGCGTTATTGTTGGATCTCAGGACATGAGAATCGATTAAGTAGCGTGTGGGAATTTGACAAATATGTGTATTTGTGTACCATGGGGGATGATCAAATATTCTCTGTCTTGCCTGCGAAACGTGAACTTTATAATGAAGCAAATATCGCGGAATGGATGAAAGAATTGGGTCTGAAGTATACATCTGATACGAAAGATGGTGTAAATCTTCAATTGCGTAAGATGACGGATATCACTTTTTTGAAAAGGAAATTCGCATTTAACAATGATATTAATCGTTGGTTGGCTCCTCTGGACCATGATACAATTGAGGAAATATGCTATTGGACGAAAGCAGGTGCGAATGCAGACCAAATCGTCGCAGATCATTGCGACAGTATGATAATGGAGTGGTCACTCCATGGAGAAGAGCACTTTGAGAAGTATGTAGGTCTCTTGACCGACTCATTTAGGGAGAAATATCATAATTTGAGTTTGAGGACTACAGATTATGAGACAGCACTTCTGCTGGCTTGTGAGAAGGAGATTGATTGGTGATGAAATCAAAGAGGCGTATCTAAAGGAGACGACTCGGTGGTAGCGTTG